ATGCCGGTCTCCTGCACCTTTCAATTAAATAACAAAGAAACGTCATTATTTTCATGTCCTGGCGTGGGTGCGGTCGTTGCTTTCTCGGGTACAAGCACCGGTCGCGACAACCCAGCCGCAATTGCAAAAGAAAATATCGGACCTATACCGCCCGGTACTTACTATATCGTTGATCGTCAGCCGGGCGGGCACTTAGGCGTGTTTCGCGATTTAATCGCCGCGAATACGGGAAGCACCGACCGCAATCAATGGTTCATGCTTTGGCGAAAAGACACAGGCGACACGACTATTGTTAATGGGGTTAAGCGCGGACAGTTTCGCCTACACCCGATGGGGAGACTACATCTAAGTGAGGGTTGCATAACCATTAGCAATCCATACTCCTTTAATAAATTGGCCGCTTACATACGCAAGCAGGGTACAACTGTCACTGTTCCCGGATCGAGATTTAAAGCCTACGGCACCGTTGAAGTAAAATGACAAAGACTACTAAACTTATATTTAATCTCGTGGCGGCTTGTGTTTTTGGCGATGCCCTTAGCTACTACCTCACCGGGCATCCGACAGCTTTCATACTCGATTTCACGCGAGATTTTCTACGCATATTTCACATTTACTTGACTGACTTTGATGAGGATAGCGTTATATCCGTACTTATTATTGGCATCACTACCGCCTCATTGATATTTTCCGGCGCTGTAGTTTGGATTTTAAATTCTGTAGTCCGCCGATACAATCAAAACCAAGCATAAACGGAATCACGAACCGCACTTACATCTAACTCCCCATACATGGGCGGTTGGGGTAGTGCGGTTTTTTTGTCGTCGGGCAAATTCGCTGTTACGGCTGCTGCCCACTCGCCCAACAGATCGCCATCCATCAGTTTAACGAACTGCTCGCGGGTACTGCTGAACACCTCCAGGCAATGCGCGAAAGGTGCCCCGAAGCTATCGTGAATCATCCAAAAGTTACGGACACCCTTCGTATGCAAATCATTCACGGTCATCGCCATATGCGAGGCATCTACGCCGTGGACAAAATTGGGGGCTACTCCGGCGCGCTGGGCGTTCTTGCTGAGGTCGGCAGTAGCAACAGAGAAGTCCCGCCGCCGCTCGGTTCCGGCAGCACCTATTCGGGTCATCAATCTAACCGTGCGGCTACCATACCGCGCCTGCACCACCCGCAACCCCGCAGGTGTTACCCAGGCGAGCGGCAATCCTTCCGCCGTCATCACGTCCGCCACCTCCTGCAAGTACGCCATCGCCCGAAGCATCCCCGGCGCAACGTCCGTAAAGCAGGCGTTAATCTGAGCGGCTAACCACATGGCCTCCGCCTCGGGTGCCTCGGTCTTATCCTGCACCTGCTCTCCGAACGTATAAGTACCCGCGCTATAAACCTTTGTCATGCTGGGGGCTTTCAGCAAGTCGCGGTCTATCGTCTGCTCGGCCCAGTATGTGAGGTGCGCCAATGTACCGACATCAGCTTTCGGTGCTGCCTCGCACAGTCGCTTGGATAACGCTGCGGCCATGCGACCGTAGTAGTCATCCCCTCGCGGTGCCGGAACTAGGTTCACCATCGCACCCGCCGACTTATCCCGCGTCATCCCTGCCAGCATTTGCACACCGGAACAACTACCATCAAGCGCACCGGCTAACCGCGACCGGAACCCTACGCCCTCCTCCTGATACGCCGCCCACTCGAAACACGCGGCCAGGAATTGCCAAGGTTTATCGATGGCAACCGGAACGACGCGCCCGCGCTTGATCTTCTGCAATCCGAATCCGCCGACAAGATGCCAGGATCGACATCCCAGCGGGTCTTGCGCAACCGAGCATATTAGATCGCTATGTCCCCGCGTCCACTCCGCCCGCTCCTGAGGGGTTCGGGTTCTATATTCGCCGCCCACAATCTCTTTGTCCGCTCCGGCTAGGTTGCACAGATGAATAGCTAGCCACTCCGCGCCCTCTGTACCCAGCGGCGTCCCGTCTGCGAACTCTAAGCAGCCCTTGCAGAGGTCCGCGCCCTGCGGGCTAATGATGCTGGTTGCCGGATACATACGCCCGCGCCAATCCAAATTCCAAGGAAAGTAAAACGCCTCCTCGTTGCGTAGCTCGCGCATCGCGGCAATGGTCAACGCGCTGCGGATCGTCTTGGCTTGTTGGGTGTTATCCGTCTGGTCATGCCTAGCCTCCAGATACCGGCCTAGAATCATTCTCCCTTGCAAATCCTCTGCGTTCTGCGTGAACGTCTCAGCAAGCGCTAGGACGCGCCGGTTTACTCTGAATGCGGTATCTTGCAGCGCATTCAATGCGGAGGCGATAACGGGCGAATCTATCGGCTTGACGACCCCGCGCACAGCGGGGATTGCCTCGTGCAAGTAACCGCCGTGGGTTGTCGTCGTAGACCAGGGCACCGGGCGCACAAGCATAGGTCGCCGCTCGGAAAAATCCACCGCCACCCCGCCGCCCAACACTTCGCCTATGAACTTACCAGTCAGCGCGTAACTGTTCGGCTTGCGCATCTTCGACATAAGCTTTAGGTCGCCGGTTTTCTCCTCAAGCCAGCCGGTAGCCGCGCCGAAATGATCTAGCAACAGCAGCGCAGCGCGCTCGTAGCCCAGTTCACCGTATTCAGGCGCACCGCCGAGTCGCTTACGCAGCCTCCCGCCAAGCAACCCCGCAAGGGTTTGCACACTGAACGGGCGCGAGGAGTCGGCCATCCGGCCCGCAGCGAATACAATCGCTGCCCAAGTGTCACTAGCTTGATCCTCGATTGTCAATCCATTGACCGGGTTGTATCTGCCACCCTTGTGCTCGATCTTTGATACCTTAAGCTTTGTTTTCTTGCCTGTAGCCAAAGCCTCGCGGAATGCGTTTAGCCCTGCTTGCAGCGCGTCACGATTGAACGCAGCCGCGTGTTCCTGCAATCCGTCCTCATCCGCTACACGGCGGCGTGACTCGGCCTCGCGGCGTAACTGCCTCTCTATCAGGGCGCTAATGCCCGCCCCCTCACTCTGCAATTGCGCGACATGACGGCGGGCATATGGGCGAACCTCGGGTAATTCTTGAACGACTACCGCGTTAGATGCTGCACGGCTGGTTTGGTACTCTGCTATGGTCTGCTGCATACGCCCCCGTTATGTCTACTGCCTAGGTGAACTCGTAGTAATCCGCTTCCAACTCTGCGACCAATCGATTAATGTCTGCCTGCGGCAAATACATCCCCGCTTCTTCAACCCTGCGGGCGGCGCGCTCGGGATTGTGTGTCTCAAGGGCGCACGCAATCAGGTCATAGAACGCTCGATACGATGCAGCATTGAGAACTGCCGTAGCTCCGCTCAACCGTCTTCCTCGACGCTGCCGTTTAGCGTCATCTTGCACAGCACATACCGCCCCGATAAGGGTTGCACCAGCGCGGCCAGACGTTCTTTAGCCTGTTCCCATTTGATAAACGGTCCCGCTTCCAAATGCTGAATGCTGCTGTGCTTGCAGAAACCCACGAAATACAGGTCAACCCCGGTCATTGCGCGTTATCCGCCATGGTGTAATGTTTAGGCGACTTGTCGGCATGCTTCTCCTGCAATCGCTTCACATGTGGCGTGAGGGCATTGATAAATTTTCGATAACCGCCCCTTACGTTTCGGTCATCATTCAGTTTGCCCGCTGCCTCCGCGTCCACCAGAATCGCCAAACACGCAAGCGCATGGCCTAAGTGGGGTACTTCGCTATCAGGGTCTTCGGCCTCCCCCTCAAACCACGCGTTAAGGTGTCGCTTCGCCGCATCGTAATAGATGCTGGCGCGAACCTCGGTGCCTCGGTAATTGCTGCGACCATACTTCAAAGCACCATCCAACAGGGCCAAGCTACCTAGGACCGTTGCAGTCTCCGGCCATAAGTGCATCGGTATCTTGCTACTCCCGATTGAATCCTTGGGGTTCGGGTCTTTCGCGCCGTCTACGCTGCGCTGCCGTAGAGCGTCCATTGCGCTAGGGAAACTCCCCTCCGACCACCGTGTCGCCACCGCGTAGGGACTACGAACGCCCGCCAAGGGGCAAATTCCCCGGTGTTCGCATAAGTCAGGTGCCTTGCAAAAGCTACACGCCATATTTCCGCCTCATTTTCTTAACTTTAATTTGCACACGCGCATCGAAGCGCGCACGGTCGATCAAACCTTGTTCCTGCATCACCAAAATAAAAGCCGCTGTATCAGCGGCCTCGTCGGTCAAGTTCTTTAAGCCCCAGTCTCCACGGGCCTTTTTCATCGCAGCCTGTATAAACTCGCTGGCTTCCTCTGCTGCGTGGATCAGGAGCTTTCTCATTAGTTGACCAGTAGGTTAGCGCGCTGCCGCTTTGAGTTGGCAATCGAACGGTCACGACTCCACGCGCCGCAACCTTTGCATAGGTAACGTCGGTATTGACCGACTTGCGTACTCCGATAGCCTTTCTGGATAACGTGCGTGCCGCCGCAGTTCGGACAGGTTGGCCCCTTCGCCGGAACTGGCGAATAGTTCGCTACGTTCGGGTGTCCGGTAATCCACGGGCGCAGAATCAGGTAATACTCTTCGAGGCAAAGAACATCCACCACGTTGTACTCGCGCATCTCTGCCCATGCCTCGGGATTACCGGCAAGGCACTCCTTCCAAAGCTCAAATCCCGGAAATTTCTTGTGCTTGAGCTTTTTTACCTTGCACATCTTGTCTGTGAGAAATTCCAGCTTTGCGGAAGTCATAGCGAATTGCTTGCGCGTCTCGATCAAGGTATCAATGATCTTGTACGGTGATGGTACCGGGAGGCCTAAGAGGAAGAAGCGTGCTTGAATCTTCCGGGCGTCGAACGACTTGCCGTTATGCGCAACAACAATATCCGCATCGTCTAGCAATTTCCACAGCAAGCCTACGATACGGGTATCGTCCTCTTTGTCACGCTGGCGTGAGTTGTCGTGATAGATAACGCGGGGACTACCCAGCCACTTAGCACCGAATGACAAGATGCACCATTCTTTTTTGATCTGGTTGAGCCCCACGTTTTGCTTCCACAAGGACCACACATAACCGAGTACTGGGCTTGTCTCGACATCCAGAATCAGGATGCGGGGGCGGCGATGCTTTTGGCTTACCCTCATGCGGCCACCTTCTTAGCGTCACGCCGCGCCTTGGCCTTCTTCTTGGTTGCGGCCTTCCTTTCCTCGGGCGTCTTGAACAGTGGATGAAACACGAAACTAGGATGCGTCTGGTAATGCTCAATATAATCGGCGCATGCCCGTAAGAACATTTGCGGAGTAATCCCGCTGCCGACTCGACCGGCCCAGTTCTCGACCCGTCCCAGCACCGCATTTACCCAACGTGGCAGCGTCGCCCGCATCATTCCGCTTTTGTGGCAGTGGTCCGCCGCAATGTCCCCGGTTAAGTACCATCCGGTAATCGGACACTTGCCGCCCTGCTCTGCTTTCTGCTTTGCTCTGTGTCCTGCAAGCTCAGACTGCTTGAGTTTTTGAAAGGTCATTCAACTCCTTGGTAACGCGCTCTTCAAGCCGTGTGAGTGCGCGGTTTATGTGTGGACATGCGGGGAATGCCTCCGCGACGTTGGCAATACTTGCTTGAGCGTCTGAACGTAGCCATAAAAGGCCCGCTTGCTCGACTAGAGCATCTGCCCACGCCTCGCCGTAGTGGTCGGCGTATGCGGTCTGTACGCGGTCATAAGCGTCTTCGGCAGTAGCTGTGTCAGCAAGATATTTCTCGGCAGTTTTGGGGCCGCAATCTTTACCGAACAGCTGAGGCAAACCGGGGATGTTGTCAGCGCTGTCGCCCTGGAGTAGTTGCAGGTAGAACCACTTGAGGCCAAATTGCAAGCCGTCCGGCCCTACTACGTCATAGGCACCTCGTGGGACGTGAACGAGGCAGTAATTCAGCCAGTCAACATGTACGCCCGGCAACATGCGCATGTCTTTATCACGGGTGCAGATCGCTACATCAGCAGTCGCCGCGCAATACGCCATACCATCATCGGCTTCCCGCGTTACCCAGACCTTGGGGCGGAACAGCGGCCCCTCGTAATGTTCCATCACGTCGCGGAGGTACGCCCAGTTTTTAGGTTTGCGCCCGGTGCGCTGCCCTTGATACGGTTTGACGGTGGCAATCAGGTATCGGTTAGCCTTGGTACAAGCGGCGGCGGATAAATGCAAGACGACGGATTCAGCGCCGGACATTGAGCGGATCGTTTCAATGCGCTCCATGGTGTTGCGCCGCGCCCGCCCTGGTTCGCACCGGTCATTGCCAGATGCGTAATACGCTAGATAGTCGCCGTCGATGTGGACAACCCTACCGGGAATCGCAGCAGGCAGAGTGCCGGGGCCAAACTGCGGCTTATCCGTTGCTGCCTGTGCAATCTTTGCTCGTAGAGCCTCGTGCATTAGCCCAACGATGCCAGCGGGTCGGCTGCTGCTCCGCTTCCTGCGGGTGCCCGCTCCGGCGTTTCCGCATCCGGCAAGTCCGGTTCGACACCGCCCGCGAGCAACGCGGCGCATAGCGGATGCTCCGGCCAGTTTTGCGCGGTCATAATCAAATTCTGGAGTACGTTCTTGGACTTCGGCGGCGATGTAACGACCCCTTTATCATCCTTTCGCTCTGGATATTCGCCAGGGATATAAATGCTGTCCCACATCGACTTATCTGCAATGTCCCAGATAAAAGCTTTTACATCCGTAAGTGGCGGTCCCACTGGAATCGATACTTGAGCACCCGTCAATGGGTCTTGCACCGTCGTTCCTTTGACATTGTATCCATTGGGGCCACGCAGATTTGCATAAGTCTTCTTTCCGTCTGGGGACTTACCATGAAATATTTCCACGACATACGCCTCACCTAGCAGCTCCGCCATGTGAGTCGCTTTTCCAGCATAATTCATCGCGGCAAAGAGCTTAAAAAAATGGGACTTAGCGGTAAAGCTAATATTCTCTCGCGATGTAATTCTTGCGGGGAGTCGAGTCCCGTCCGGGAGCTTAGCAGGCTCATGGTTTGGGCCACTCAGTTCGAATACGAGTTCGACCAGCGGCTTAAAACTCTTTCTACCTTCATATTCTTTCTCGTGCAAGCCAATTTCGTAATAACCAACGAATCGTGCCCAGGCAATTCCCGCTGCGGGCGGCGTGTATTCTCCACCACCCTGTACTTCATTCATGTTAGGGCCGGTTTTAGCAGCCGCAGCAATCGCCGCTTTCAAGTCATATGCCATAAGCTATGTAATCCTTAATGTAATGTTTCAAACGAGGGTGTGTAACCATTCATGTACTGTTTGCGTAAATCAAGCCGAAATCCAGCCGCGAGCGTGTCAAACTCGGAATCGAATCCGTGCTCCTCCATCATGTTGTCGCCGTGTACCGTGACGCTGGGAACCGGCACAGGAACTGTCCAGCCGAAATACCACTCCATAAAATCAGACGCAGCCAACATGCACGCATGCAGCAAAGCGCTAGACGCGACCATCACGGATTTGTGAGCGTCCTTGTACAGCGCGTCATGCACTTGATTGACCAACAGCGCTAAGCCGCCGAAGTTCTTACGTGCATAGAATGCCCGGATAGCAAGCCACATTGCCGACTTCGCCCACTCGCCTCCGGTTCCTTGAATCTCGTAGTTAGCGATTTCCGTGGGGCTGAATGACTGGGGCATACCCCCTTGGCGAATTACCCACTCTGGTGCTGGCGACTCGCGGTAGCTATACACCTTGTTATCAGGCGTGACGCTGAACCCTTTGCCAAGCTGGCACATCAGGCCGCGTACTTTGGGGTGCGGCTGTATGTTGTTGGTAGGTCGCCGGGAACGCTTAATACGTTCTTCTTTGGCTTTGTTATAGGCGGCAAGCTCGGGGTATCGGACCTCCTCAGCAACAATCAAAGCCTTGACATCATCAATATGCATGCCCGTAGACAATGCGATAGCTGGCGCACCAGCTCCAAAAGCACGCTGAAAGCTGAACTCCTTCGCCCCCTTACGCTTTTCCTCCCATTCGGGTAACGGGTCGATACCACGGGATTTATCGCCTTTGCATTTCAGCAAAGCTTCTTCGTAAGTAACACCTTCCTTCTGGGACACGCGGACACAATGCATGTCTAGACCGGCTTTCAAGTCCTCGATAAGTTGAGTGCAGCCGGTAAGGATCGCCTGTACGAACACCTCAAGCGCGGTAAAATCTGACTGGACAATCTGGCCGTCCGCGCCCCAGCGGGATACGAACACAAGTTTTATGTCAGACTTCGCACCACTCGGTACGTTTTGAAGATTCGGGTCGGACGATGAGAACCGCGCCGTTACCGTGCTGGTGTGATTGATCTTGTGATGGATAATGCTATCGATGCCGACAAGGGTAAGCATCCCCTTGTACTCGCCCGTTTTTTCGTCCAGGCTGATGTAATACGTACCCAGGTCTTTCGTCAGAGACGCCACACTAGCTAGCGTTTTCAAGAACGGGATATTGCGTGAGCCTAAGTCCTCGATAACCTCGGCGGCTACCGAATACAGCCCCGCGATGCCACTTTCCCACGCTGCATCAGGTTCCGTGAAACCAGGAAACGTGTAGAAAAAGTCCACCATTGACGACTTAGGGCCACGCTCAATATCCGGTACCTTGCAGCGCTTTGTCTTCGCTTCACCGGCGTTCTTGCCACCTCTAAACCTTACCTGCGCCTTTTCTTCCGGCCAGCCGTCCGTATCCCGCACATGCTCATACCATGCACATTCAACGGTAGAACCATCCATCAAGACATAATGCGTCTCGTCTTTCTGGAAATAGGCGGGTTTGCCTTCTGCATCTAGCATTACCGTCCGTTTCGCGTACTTAACGGTGCCGCCGAAGATCAGTGGCGACAGGTGATAGCGATTCGACCAGTTGAAATCGAACGGGAGATCATCCGGGAGATATTCGCCTAGCTCGGTCGTGATCTGCTCAAGGCGTGCCTTCAACTCTGAGGCCAGCTTTAAGCCTAGTGCCTTGTCAACGTACATGCCGTTGCGTTCCATCTCGATAGTGCAGAGGAGCGCGCCGCAATTGAGCAAGATCGATTTGACCTGTCCAGTCTTGCGGGCGGCGGCAAGCTGACCTAGGAAAATTTTCTCGGTGTTGCCGATGTCACCTAAGCCGCTATCGTCGCCACACAGGTAGCGCATCAACAAATCTTTGTCGATATCAGGCGTATCTACGCCCGCCGCCCACAAAGCTTTAACCTCATCTATCTTGACATTGCCGCCGTACTTCGGAACCATCTCATCCATAGCGAGCATATGGCTTGTAGGTTCCATGCCGCGCAACAGGTACTCGGCTAACTGCACGTCCCACACGCTCCCGCCACGCGCGACAAACTCCATCCAGGCATCGAGATTTTGCGGCTCTTTGAGGGCATACAGAATGTCGAACTTGATACTCTGGCCTACCAGGATGGTTGTATTTTCGAGTAGCTTCGTGAACCAGTTGAACGGGCGTTTGCCGTGCCCGAAGTATTCACCCTGTACTGTGCCGCCCTGTCTTTTCCATCCCGAACAAACCACAAAATTATCTGGGTGGAATGGACTACCCTTGCGCTTCATATACTTTGCAATGGTCGTCTCTACGTCAAATACGCAGTAGCTCATTGACCTCCTTTAAGTCGGCATTCCCAATACGGCCAAGTTCCATCGCTCCAGACACACCCCTCAATACGCTCTACCGTATGCAGAAATACAATCTTGTCCTCAATCACACGCGGCCAGAATATGAAAACGCAGTGCCATCTCTGCCGCTGTGCTGCGCGTGCCTCGGAGCGTAGATTGATCTTCATTGCAGCCCGACATTGCAATCACGCAGAAATTCACCCCAGACGCGGGCCATGTGAGCCATGCGGACCGCTTCCGACAGAGCCATACGCCACCTAACCTGCTTACGAATCTTCATACGCTTTCCTCATGAACGACGGACCCGCCCCGCAACTCATACCGAATCACCCTGCCGCCTTTCGGACAACGTGCTACGGCGTTATGCTTCCTGGTGTAGATTCGAGTTCCCGTACTACAGTTAGTGGCTACCGATCCACACGCATGTACGGCAACGAATACGGCTTCGTAAGGCTGCTTATCTTTCATAGGTCGTCCTTGCTGCGGAAGCTTTTAAATACCGGATGGCGCGGGGCTTCCTTGACGCCGTGCGGGAAGAATTTATAGGTAACGAGTTGCCCAACAAGGAAATGCCGGGTGGCCCAAAGCTCGCGCCGCTGCTCTGCGGTGAAGCCCGTTCCGATGTTGAACTCGATGCCATCGGGCGACCGTACAACCAGCGCGCCCAACGTGTCCTTACCGACAAGCCCCGCCTTAACGCTACTTCGCTCGGTGCGTCCGAATGCGTCTAACGTAGCCTCGTTCGTGTTCTGCATCGCCTCGACGAACCCGATGATTTCCGCCTCGGCATCCGCGAACCGCTTTACTTTGACTAAGCCGCCCTCGCGCTCGGTACTGCGTCCGAATTTGTACCCACTATTAGGGATGCGCAGCATGACACCCTCATAGCCCTGCGCCAGGGTGCTCGCTTCGTAATCCTCCAACTCATCGGAGTCACGTATGAACGCTTGCGGGACAATGTACACCCTCAATTTTTCCGAAAACATCTCGATGTAGCGCCGTTGCAGATCATCGTATCGAGTCGAAAACGACAGTCCGACAATTCGCAGGTAGTCGAACGCATGGAACGAGAAATCGGGCTCCCCTTCCCGACGCATAACACCGCTCGTAGTTGCCTGCATAACGTTCGGGTCTGTAGGCTTACCGACGATCAGTTCGCCATCCATGTAATTCAACAGACGCAGATTCGTTTGCGCCCATGCCTGCACGAATCGGTTAGGGATAGGCTTTAGCGTGCGGCTGTACGCCACACCGTTAAACATTGTGCAGCGGATGCCGTCAATCTTCGGCGATGCCAAAACTGGGAATTGAATCAGTTCCGGCTTAGTCATCGTCGCGGCGAGATTTGGCTTGTAACCAACAGGGATCATTTAGTGTTCCAAAAGTGGGACCTGACAAGGATCAGCAGGAGCATTGCGACCGGCATAACGCAAGCTATTCCCGCCGCGATAAGAAATCCCAGTGGGATCAGTAGAACAAGCGTCAATCAAACCAACATGAACAATTCGCGCACCCGGCGGAGCTTGTCGGCTATACCTTCGATATACGGTGCCACCCATTGCGGCAACAATCGAAAGTCTTTGCGGTACACAATCTGATGCCTCACTTGATACTGATCGTCATGCCCGAACGGCACACCGAATACCGGATACATGGTTTCAACGTTGTTCATGCCGTCGCCATTCAGATCATGCAGAATTCGAACTAGCGTCCATTTGCGCAGCCAGTGGATCGGCTCACCTAGGGACCGCTCAATCTGCGTGCGTTGCGTCCGAATGATTCCGTATCTCATTAAGCGTTCTCCGTAGGCATTCGCAGGCGCGCATGGTCGCCGTCGAAATAGACTTCACAGTGAGGGGATTGCGGCTGGCCTTCTCGCCGCAACTTTGATTTGGTGACGCCAATAAACCGACTGTTGACATAGGCGGGATCATTGACCATACCCATAGTCACGATTGCATCGGCCGCACCCTGCTTACCTGTTTGGCTATCCTTAAGCATGGGTTGCGTGGGGTACGCAATGCCGTCTGCTGCTGAACTAGTTTGGGAGGTGGCAATAACCACGCTGTCATGCTTGACGCCTAGCAACCGCGCCCATTGATACATCGCTTCTAATATCTGGTCCGTGCGTTCGCCGCCGTTGCTGGATTTACCGCCGAATTTGATGTTATCCACCATATCGAATACGATTAGCCCCGGATTGCAGCGGTTAAGAATCGCTTCTACCTCATAGCTATCAAACCCGTGTATGTTCATCACGCGGATTCGATTCGCACCACCTACAGCATCCGCATATAGTTGTTTGAGTAATCCAGCCCCGGACAGCTCAATCATTTCCGAGGTTGTTAGGTCTAACGCGCTCTGGAAATTCCGCCCGATGATTCTCTTACCCGGTCCTTCGTTATTGAGCCAAATAACCTCACGCTCTTCGCCGGGCCACATAGCGTCAAGCTGCGGCGCCATGAAAGTGACTTCGGACGATGCCCAGGTTGTTTTGCCGCGATCCGGTCTACCCGCCAGGATGATGAAATCCCCTGGACGTAACGCCCGCATGACGCGATTCAAGCAAGCTAACCGCCAATGCAATCCGCGGTCGTCCTTATCATCCTGTAGGATTTCCTCAATGTCAGTTTCATCCCACGGCATCCGAATCTTACGAGTGCTTGCGTGTTCCCATCGCCCCATCTCGGTTTGTATGGCACGCTGCACGTCGATCTCTGCACCCTCGCCCCATCGCCCGATAAGGTCCGTAAGATTCTGGATTGCTTCCGCAGCAAGCAGCCTCTCTAGAATCCCGGCTTCTAACGAGGGCTCGCATTCCTGATTGAGAACCGGATCGAGTAGCGCCCGGTATAACGTCATTTGCTCAGCGGTTAATGTCGGGTGCGCGAACGCCTTAAACCACAACATGAACGGTTCAAAATCAATGCGCTGAATGTCGGGAAACTCTTTAAAGAACTTGCCGAAGTCATCCAGAAACACCACTGATTTCGCCTCTAGCGCCGCCTTCGGCACGGCCTTTGCTAGTCGCTCATAGCGCTCTCTGTATTTAAGAAGTTGCAGAAGCGTGATTTCGATACTCAATGACTGCATCCCTTGAGATGAGTAAAAAAGTGGGCATGCTCCACAATTCGTCGCGTCAGCCTCTCGTCGGCCTCGGCGTCGATAACCGTCAATCTCAATTGCAAATCAGCCAGCGTGTTGTAGGCCTCTGCGGCGTCCGCACATTCGCGGGTAGACTCCGCCGGGATGTATCGGTTATGGTTGTACCGCCCGTCCTTCACTTCCGGCTCGATGTTCTTGTGAGTCGCAAGCGCTAGCCGAGCAATCCCAAGCGCGTTGATAAGGTCCATGTGATAGCCTCCCTGTTTAGTAACTTGGGGTCTTTCTCTGAAACAACGTTGAATGCCTGCAAGCCATAAGCTCTCAAGCGTTTGGTGATAACTGGGCCGCTGTCTTGGCCCGCCTTATCTGGATCGAGCCACACAGCGACCGGACGACGCGACAAAACCAGACTTGCGGCGATGTGGTCGTTTAACTTGGTCCCCAGCAGGCACCAGCCCTCAAAACCCGCTCGGGAAACGCGGTACGCGCTCAGGATGTCCTCAGTGAGTACAACGGCGGGGCCGCTCCCGAAGCGAGCAACGAGACGGCTTTTGTCTACGGCAGGATTGAGGTACTTGCGGGGATTCGTCTTGTCGAGCGTGCGGGCCTGCCAATAGATGGCGTTGCCTAGCTCGTCGCGCACCGGAATAACTACCCGCTGCATTCGTGAATTCCAGTAGATACCGATTGACTCAATATCCGAATTGTTGATTGCTGCTTTGTATAGCCATACACGCGCATCCAAGGGCCATAGCTGCGGCTCGTGTACTGCTGGCATGGGTAGATCAGGCTTGAGTATTGCGGCCCGCTCCGTGACCTGTATACGCTTGATACGGGCCAGCTTTTCAGCAATGCTTTCGGCGGGGCGCGGAACCCAATACTTGTATCCGCACCTATGGCAATACGCGGACCAGCCGTCACGCTTGTGATTCAATTGCAGACAGTCGCCTGACCCGCAGTCATGACCTATCTTCTTACTGCCGCCTTCATGTAGGGCCTGGGCGTGCTGCAACCATTGAAGCCCCAGCACGTGGGAAGTGCCTTACAACGCGGCTGGGTCGATTTCCCAAACGCGGGAGATTCGGCGCTGTGCGGCGGGTCGGCGCGAAATTGCAATACGATCGGTAGATTTGATATACCCGGCGCGCAGCGCTGCGTTAGGCACGCTTCCCCAGGCATTCGGATTTTTCGGTTCGGCACCGAAGAACCCACGCAGCCGGAATTCGTCAATCGTCGTATCACCGCGACCAAGTACATACTCGGCCTCACAGAACTCTTTAAATGCAACCAGAACCTTAACTAGCCATGCACTACCAGCATGACGCGCCGGCTTGGCTAACCCCTGTGCTTTCGCGTTCTTAAGCAAATTCAGACGGTGCGCAAATACGCTGACCCCTTCCGCATGCTTGTCCAGTCGCACGTAAACCAATTGCTCAGCCTCATGAAAAGAACCCGGAGCTACGGTATGGATTACTGTTCCTTCGGCATCTTTAGGAACGTGCTCATAAGCCTGATTGAACACCACACGGTCGCCATCTTTATAGATAATTGTCATTGCATTATTTCCTGAGAGGACCACCCGCCAGGGAGTGGCCGAATTGTTTGATTAAACTACCAGCGTGCCGCCAAGACTTTCAGCTTCTTGCTTCGCGGCTTGGACCGCCTCATCCAGTCCGATGCGGGCAGTCGAGGCTTCTTGTTTAGCAATTTCTGCTGCGCTGATCGCCGCCTCTTTAACAGCAGCCTTCAAACTTGCGGCATCGTCCATCGCATCGACCTTGGCACTCTCTGCCGCTACATGCAGGCTCAGCCCGGTTAGGTGCAGCTTGACGGCGATCTGATGAAATTTACGGGTAATGGCTACGATGATTTGGTGCATAAAATTCCTTAAATTTTTGAGGTGGAGTGAGGTAATACAGGGATTTATTGGATGCCCGCTAACGGGTCTGTCGCATTGGATGCCAGAGCCTCACTCGAAGCCCCCACAATGTCGCATGGTGCAATCACTGCCACGTCAACATCGAACCCTTCGCCGTATTGCACTTTGATACGTTTCCCTTTATCCGTCTCAGCGACCGCAAGCACTTTTCCTGTGTGGACTTTCCTGTTCTCGCCACGGCCATAAATAAAATTGATCGGCGCACCCGCAGAGATGTTTTCAAGGGCAATACGCGCATCCAGAATTGCGACTTGCTCGGCACGCTTTTCGGTGTCCGATTTGATACGGGCATCGAGGAACGCAATTTTCTGTTCCGGCGTTTTGGGGGATTTCACAGCGATTTCGTTGGTGCTCATGTAGGAATCCTAATTTAATTATTGTTAAATTTAACAGTCTATGATGCTTAGATGACTAGAAAAAACTACAGATGGCTTCGGCGATGCTCACGAGAACGCAAACAAGAATTACGCCATCGCTAAATTCTGGCGCTCCCTTTTCTTTAACATTTGCAGCCAGCCCGAGGATAAGAACAATCATCCAGGCAAGAAGAATCCCCGCGATCATGCCGCATCCTTTATCAGAACATCGCCCGGTTCGTTATGCGGCTCATCGCTTCCCTTTCCCGTGACATAGCGCAATACGATATTTCCCGTCGCCGGGTTCAATAGAACTAGCTGGCAATGCGGCTTTGCTTCGGGGCAGTACGCAACGAATTGCACGTCGCAGCCGGAGCGGAACTTGAGCGGCTTTTTCAGCAGTGCGGACACGAGCACGGGCGGCATAGCATCGGGAATTTTTTCGAAATAGCCGCTCCAGTATCGTGCGCGGCGGGACCCCGGCCTGTCAAAGGTAAATATAGGGTCGCCGGCATCATCTAGACTTCGCACAATCAGCCGTTTAGGGTTGCCGCCACGATCTCGGATATTGGGACCCATCGCAGCGGTTATCTCTTCCAAAATATCACCCGGCTTGAATACGTTGCTCATTGCACGTCCTCCAGCGTCGTGACGCTCGTCAAAACCTGTCCAACATAAAACTTCTGGATCATACGAATAGTTCCTAAAGAGTCGATATTTAGCTAACAGTGGTAAGTGGATTCACGGCCATTGATTCAATTTCTTGCTTATTCCATTTGCGTTGAAACTCACGAATTGCGTGCCACTCCAAGGCATCGCGGTAAATCTCCGAGAGCCACGATTTACCCACCCGCGCCCCAACCATGAACATCGTCGCTCGACACTGAATGTCAGGTGTAGGCACTCGGCCCGTAATCGTCACCATGTACTTGGCTCATTCCTTCGTCGGTGAGATACACGATAGGCTTCGCGTCGGGCTTGTTGCGGAGTACGTACCAGCGGTCGGCGCGGTGGCCTGCGATTTGATGTGTGTCAGTCGGTGCATGGTGAATGACTTGTATGCCTGCTTGGTGAGCGGCGATTAAAATGTGGCGTGGGATCATCATTGTCTATTCAGGATTTTTCAAACGTTATGCGTGCTTTCGACTACTGGGGAGTGTGTCGCGCAAGGCCGCAAGACGATCGATCGCCTCTTTATCAATTCGCGCCCGAACGCTGAACGATCCAATTCCCTCCACACGACCACAGGCAATTGGCCGCTCGCCGACGCTTCCGAAGTAACCGTACTCGCCGCGCTCACCCTTAACGGCGCGCTTGATGGCGGGGTCGCTCATAAGAACGCGCATGGGGGTAGGTTTGTATGAATTTTTATTTTTTTGCATAGGATTCCTAAATTTAAAATTAAGAAAATTGCACGTTCAACGCTGCGGACTCACTATCGAACAGATACGACCCGAATTTCTTCCACATGAACGCAAGGCCGCGTTTAGTGATTAGCACTTTCTTGTATGTGATTAGTTGTCCGCCTTCTTTACGAAACGGCTTACCTTCCTTGATTTCGAAGAACCCGCGTTCGATGTACTCGCGCATCGGCGTATGCCCCGCGTCTTCTTTCAAGATGATTCGTTCATCACGCAGCAACGCAAATAGACGGTTACGACCCAGCTTAGTGCGCGCAGAGAATTCTTGAATAGTCTCAAGGTCTTCCATGTTGTCACACACGGCGTTAGCGAAGTCATGCGCAGGCTTGTAAGCGGTAACGGTTGCGGACAGCGTGGCGATAGCGGCATCTTTCTCAGCTATCACGGTCGTAGCGAGTAAGACCGCTTTAGCTAGCTGCTGCTCGTTGGTTAGTACTGCGGGCGGCGTAGCTTGAGACGATTCCAACTCTTGCCAGCGGTCGTACACCTTAGCGCGCATTGGAATGCTGTATCCCATCAGTAGCAATTCCGTTTCTCGGCGAGGTAGGTTGTATTCTGGGTTCCGCTTGCCGTTGCTCGCCTTGTAGTAGCCCGCAAAATTGCTTGCTACTAACTCAAGACCAGTCAAGACACCGCGAATGTCTCGCATAACGTCCGCATGATTTTTACCCGTAAGCTCCGCAATCTCGCGACTGCTCATGGTCGGCACTTCCCCGTTACCGATAACGGCGGGTTTCACCGCGATTAGGTAATTCATTGTTTCCTCAAATGAAAACGCCCCGTAAGAACGAGGCGGTGATTGGTACGAAACCTATAGACGGATTTATAGATTTAAGTAGGTTTACTAAATTTTAATGTCGTGTTTCGAAACTTCCATATTTTTGGCTAAGCAATCTCTCGGCCTCGCGTAACATTGCTTCCTCAGTTGCAGAGTCACATTGGAGCGGTGCGTACTGCAACGCCATCGACGGCGGATCAGGAAACACACGCGAACCACGCAAGGTAAAACCGAGCCCTCGCAATGTGGTGATTACGCGCAGACACCCGTTATCCGGCAAGCCATCGACACGCGCCAAACTTACACGAATCGTTTTATCCATTCGCTGCGTCTCCATCAACTCAATGTGCGCCCGAGGAACTTGCGAGGCGTCCATGTAGTGCTCCGCCGCCGCATGACGGGCCGATATTATTATTTGACGCCCAGCGCTCAAGCGACCACTGTCCGACGTGCCATGTTCTTGTTCGCTTGCAGCACCACGGCCGCAGTCCCAATTCAACAGCCCGCCCGATTAAAAACTGCGTCCGCCCGACTTTTGGCCCGCGCAGGATGGCAGATTTACGCGCACCCGTCGGCATGCCGCCTCGGATTACTAAAACCGCATGCCCATTGATAATCTTCGTAACTCCTGCATTTTGCTTGTTCATTCTGAGTGGTTCTCCCAGTGGTAAGAAGACCGGTAGCGATCTGCTTGCGCCTGAGAAAGCCTTACATCGTAGGTCCGCCCTAAAGAGCCTTTAACCCGGATATACCTTCAACCGGTGGATATAGTCCTACGTCACGACCTGAATTAAGGCCGGTAGACGAATCCCTTGCGGGAGGTCTACACATTAAATTATTAAAGATCGTCGCCTTATTCCCCGACGCTTTGCAGGGAGGCTTACAGCATTTGTGCGTGTTGCGTACCGTATGCCTTCGTAACCCCTTACCGTTCCTGCTCGTATGAACTCGGCCGTTCTCGGTGTTTCTCTGGCATGGACGAATACTCTCATGGAGCACATTTTGTGTCAATAATTATTTGTGGAGCACATCTCGGCATGCAATTTTCCGTAACATCTTATGTGTCGCTGTTCCTTTCATGAAAGTTGACACTACATAGGACGCGTCCTAAACTATGAACTACAGTTCAAACTCAAAGGGCGACATGGCTACGTTCACAGAGCGTTTCACAAAATCCGGCACTAGCACATGGCGGGCAGTTATCCGGCGTAGTGGTCGCAAGCCCCTGTCCGCAACGTTCGCCACCAAACAGGAAGCCGTCGAGTGGGCCGCAGCAGTTGACGCCAAAATAGACTCGGGCGTAGGAGTAGCAGAGTCCGTTACCCTTGGCGAGATGCTGGCGTCGTACATAAGCGAGCTGCGCACATTGCCATCGGCAGATCGCGTAACCGCCCAGGAGATTACCGAATACGACATAGCAAAACTCAAAGTTTCAACAATTACTAGGGAAGTTGTATCTGAGTGGCTTGAGACAGTGGACGGCGACGAAACAGCCGACACTTATCGGCGCGTGCTGGGTGACGCGATTGACTATGCGCGAAAATATTGGACATTCGACCTACCGGAAAATCCAGCGCACATTTTGGCAGTCTCGAATAATGACCATCGAGACAGAAGGATTACTGCCGCAGAGGAGCGAGCAATTATTGCGGCAGCGGACGACACACGCGGAGGATATTTAGAAGATACGATAATCCTCGCGCTTGAAACCGCGTTATCACAAAGCGAATTGGTGGCACTTGATTGGAGCAATATCAATCTTGATAAACGCTGCATATTCTTAGCTAAGCCTTTCGAACACGCCGTACCGCTATCACATAGAGCGATTGGTGTGTTGCACACTCGCGGCATAAAAGAATCGGGCCAAGTATTTGGCGATCTTAAAACTGGCGCATTAATACGTTCTTTCATACGTGCGGTTAAGCGAGCAAAAATTATTGATCTACATTTTAACGATTTACGTTATGAGGCAACGTGCCGTTTGTTCGAGTCTGGCAACAGCTTGGAACAAGTCCGATCGATCACAGGCCGCAAGTCATATGCCCCTCTTGAGCGTATCTGGCTCCAGATAAAACAGGGTAGATAATTACACCACAAAATCAAGGAATTGCACAACAAATTTCACAATGTAAAATAGTGGACCGCTAAGGAGAGAGCGAATCTTTCCACGTGGCAGAGTTGCCCGAAGAACTCCCCGGCAGGTGCAAGGCCAGCCCGTTACCCGTCGTCGCCATCAAGATGAGCTACCCAGTTCTATCCGAGGAGCGCAGCGACGAGGAGACAAGTATTCCCACATCCTCATAGCAAATCCCCTATCAAATTATTTTCGAATAGAGATAACTCCGTTCGATATATCCTAGCATCCATAAATCATATTGAGTAGTGTCAACTAATTCTAAATACAAAAATACACAATGCAGCCGCCTTGTTGGTAGAGCAGGTGTAGAGCAACGAAAGCGCATTAGAACTAAGGATAACTATACATGCTGCACCTGTAAAAGAGCCGTCCGAATTGGGGAAGTGGATCATATCATATCCTTAGAGGCTGGCGGAAACAACGAAGACAGCAATATGCAATTGCTCTGTGTGGAATGCCATAGGGTAAAAACCGCAACAGATCGAGGTTATGTACGTAGAGACGGTGCTGATGCTACTGGCATGCCCCTAGGTAACACGCATCATTGGAACACCTGAGACTAGCACTCCATACGGCATAAATATTGATAAACACTACATATCAATATCCCGTCCAGCCTTACAAATATTGATTCCATTCGTCAATCGACTGTGAATTATAATCACTATTATGCCTGTTTATAATTTCTACAATTAATAAAATAGACTGGTTGTCAACCGATTATAGTCAGAACATTATTTAAGTTGAGTTCTGCGTATTACACATAATTGATAGCAGTTAGCTAATGACGAATTTATTTCAATAGCCTCCGGCATGGGCACCGGGGGGATACGGCGATTTGCGGAGGCTATCGAGGCGAACACCGACTGGTCCACTCCGAAAAAACGCTAACTGCAAAAATCCCACGCGGAATCTCCCTATTAGCCCGAATCGCTACGGGTTCGCATCAGAACCGCCGGTAACAGCCTGATCCGTCCAATTACAGCACCGGCCCTACTTCCTCCACAAAACCCGACCAGCCCTAGCCAAAGAGCCTTTACGCATGGCGCTAATCAGCCCAGCTATCCGTAAAGCCTCACGCGATCACGCGCACGCGTAGCCCATATATAGGAGTCCTAATGGCTAAAACACGAAGCGACAGTGTTACCGCTGCCGTCGCCGCTGCTAAACATGCTGCCATCGGTCCGATTAAGCCCCCGGCACATATCCGGCTTAGAGATGTCGATATCCCTTTCTGGAACAACATCGTATTAGCCCGTGCTGCTGATACGTGGACAGCGATTGACTTGGCTCATGCAGCTAACCTAGCCCACTGCCAAGCAGATATCGACCGCATCCAAACCGAAATGGAGGACGAACAGGACATTATCACTAACGCCAAGGGCACTCAGGTAGTTAATCCTAAGCACGCGCTACTCAACACCCTTAGCGTTCGATCTATGGCCTTGTCCGCTAAGTTGCACGTACACGCTGCGGCTACCGTAGGAAGATCACAGGACGCCAGTAAGAAACTGGCAACCCAGGATGCGGCCCGTGGCGTGGAATCCGATGATGATCTAGTGCCCCGTCAGAGTGCAGTGCATTGACACGTAAGCCTCTAACGAGGGGCGAGAAGGTAATAGCGTTTTGTGAGAAGTATTGCAAGGTGCCTGAGGGTGCCCTTGTCGGCTTACCCCTAAAGTTTGAAGAGTTTCAGCGCAAATTCATTCTCGATGTGTACGACAACCCGCACGGCACGAAGAATGGGTATCTAAGCATCGCACGGAAGAACGGCAAGAGCGCCGTCATTGCCGCCCTACTCCTGGCCCACTTGGTCGGCCCGGAAGCGAAATTAAACAGTCAGATCGTGTCTGGGGCTATGTCCCGTGAACAAGCCGCGATTATCCATTCGCTGGCATCGAAGATGGTCGCCATGTCGCCCTTCTTATCTTCGATAGTGCGCATCGTCCCGTCCGGCAAACGATTGTACGGCCTGCCGATGAATGTCGAATACAAGGCATTGTCCGCCGAGGCCAAGACCACACACGGCTTATCTCCAATACTGGCGATCATTGACGAGGCCGGGCAGATACGCGGGCCGCAGAGCGATTTTATTGACGCAATCACAACGGCTCAAGGCGCGCACGACAACCCCTTGATTATCGTGGTTAGCACGCAAGCAGCCTCTGACGCTGACCTGCTATCGATCTGGATCGACGACGCGCTAACCAGCGACGACCCGCATACGGTTGTTCACCTCTACGCAGCCGACAAAGACGCCGAGCTAATGGACATCAACGGCTGGCGCGCAGCCAATCCGGCAATGGGCATATTCCGCTCCGAAGCGGACGTAGAAAAACAGGCACGCGCAGCCGTGCGGATGCCCTCCAGCGAAAACACGTTCCGCAATCTGATCCTGAATCAGCGCGTCTCTACGGTTTCACCGTTTATCAGTCGCGACGTGTGGAAATCCTGCGATGCCCTCCCGGTTGAGTTCGATAACCGCACCCAGGTATTCGGTGGCCTGGACTTATCAGCCCGCACTGACCTTACCGCCCTGGTGCTCATTGGGCGCGTCTCGGGTATCTGGCAAGCGCATGCCTATTTCTGGACACCCGAGGAAGGGATACGGGATCGGGCCAAAAAAGACCGCTCACCCTATGACCTGTGGGCAGATCAAGGGTATTTGCGCACGACGCCGGGACGCTCTGTCGATTACGAATATGTCGCCCGTGACATAGCCGACATCTGCGCGGGGTTGAATCTGCATTCCATCGCATACGACCGCTGGCGTATTGATCTCCTCAAGAAAGAGTTCGCGGATCTCGGCGTGGACCTCCCCCTTGTACCTCACGGCCAGGGCTTCAAGGATTTCAGCCCTGCGCTTGACGCGCTTGAAGTCGAGCTTATCAACGCCCGCCTTGCCCATGGCGCAAACCCCGTCCTGACCATGTGCGCAGCTAACGCAATCATCAACAAAGACCCTTCCGGCAATCGAAAACTAGACAAGTCCAAAGCGACAGGCCGCATCGACGGTCTAGTTGCATTGGCAATGGCATACGGCGCGACGGTATTAGCAGCAGGTGATTTGGAACCCGAATCGCAATTTCAATTCTTCGTCATGTGAGGCCCAGATAGACAACAAACTATTTTCCGCGATTCTCATTAAGTCCGTTAATGACGATGCACGCGAATTCGAAGGTATCGCCTCTACGCCAACACCGGATAAGGTCAAGGACACGATTAACCCGCTGGGGCTGTCATTCCAGGCAGAGACTCCACTACTCATCCATCACAAGCACGATCAGCCAGTAGGCACCGTTCAATTTGGCAAACCGACCCCAAGGGGGCTTCCCTTCAAGGCCAAGATTACCAAGATTGACGAACCAGGAATCGTAAAAGATCGAACGGACGAGGCTTGGCATAGCGTCAAAACCCGTCTTATTAAGGGCGTCTCTATCGGCTTTCTGCCGAAGGAATACAACCACAAAGCGGACGGTGGTACGCACTTCGAAAAAGCTGAGGTGCATGAACTGTCCCTCACCGCGATCCCCTGCAACCCGGAAGCAATGATTACGGCCTTTAAGAGCCTACATGCTCCCGATACTGCATCAGCCACGCCCGACGGCGAAACCCTAGGCAATACAACGGAAACCGCACAGCCGGAAGCCGTTATCCCCACATCAAAAACTCCGCGCACGGTCGCTATTGACCTTTCTTTTCGCCGTTATCAATAAGGATTCCTATATGTTTATTTCAGAAAAAATCAAACAACTTCAAGCTCAACTGTCGCAATCAGAATTGTCGCGGAATGAACTCGTATCAAAGTCTGTCGCGGAAGATCGGGCATTGACGGAAGATGAGGTAAAGCAGTTCAACACCTTTGGCGAGGAATTGGATGCCGGTGCAAAAGAGCTGAGCCGCCTTCAAACAGTCGAGAAGTCGATTGCAGCTCAAGCGGTCGCCGTCACCAAGACGCCTACGCAAACTATCACCGTTGAATCGAATGCGCCGAAAGGTTCCGCATTCACACGAACAGCGATGATCTTAGGCAAGGCTAAAGGTAATCTACCCCTTGCCCGCGAGCTTGCTGAGGTGCATTACAAGGATGACGCGGTTGTAAATGGCATCATCAAGGCTGCGGTGTCCGCAGGCTCTACGCAAGTAGCACAGTGGGCCGGTAACCTGATCTATCCCGAACAGTACGCAGGCGACTTTATCGAACTACTGTACCCGCAAACGATTCTGGGTCGCCTGAATCTTCGCAAGATCCCGTTTAACGTCCGCGTCTCCATGCAGAACTCCGGTACGGCTTCTGGCTGGGTAGGTGAATCGCAACCAACCCCGGTTACCTCTGCTGGCTTCGATAAAGTGTTTCTGACGTGGGCCAAGGTCTATGCCCTTAGCGTTATGTCGGATGAGCTGATTCGTTTTTCGAATCCGGCGGCGGAGGCCTTAGTGCAGGCGGACTTACTCAAAGCTACGGCCAAGGGTCTTGATCTTTCGTTCCTCTCGACCAATGCAGCCGTGGCTAATGTTTCGCCGGCGGGCATGCTGAATGGCGTTACCGCCGTCAAGGCTTCGGGCAACACGGCTGAGGCGCTGATTCTCGATATCCAAACGCTGGTGGCTCCGTTCATCGCCGCGAATATTGATATGACGCAAGCCAAGCTTCTCATGTCTCCGGCGCGTGCGCTCGCCATCGGCTCGATTCGTAATGCTCTGGGTAACAAGTTCTTCCCGGATATGAGCATGACCGGCGGCATCTTAGAGAACTTCCCGGTTCTCACGTCGAACGTCGTTGCAGGTGATGCCATCGTAATGATTATCCCCGATGAAATTTACCTGTCGGAGGACGCTGGCCCGCAGATCGATATCTCGACTGAGGCATCGATCATTATGGACACGAACCCTGCTGGTGCCGTCGCTGGTGCTGCCACTGTCCCAGTAGTTCCGGTATCCATGTTCCAAAACAACATGGTCGCTGTGCGTATCGGTCAGTTTATCAACTGGCAGGCACGCCGTCCGGGTCTGTGTGCGGGTGTTATCACCGGCTCCGCATACTCGGCAGCTTAAGCATTACGCCCCGCGCAAGCGGGGCTTTCCATCAACTGTATACCCCGGAGGGTTTATTGAATAAACGAATCACTGTAGAAGCCCTGCGGGATATCCAGTTATTTCCGCCTATCAAAAAGGGCGAGCGCAAAGAGGTGTCCGAAAAATATGGCCGCGCCCTCGTAAGCATGAACTGGGCGAAGGAAGTAAAAAAACTGGGACGCGCCAAAGCTGAAACTGGAGAGAGTGAGTGAAGTTTCTAGGCTGGGACGTTAGTAAGGCATTCAAGCCCTGGAAGCGTCCCGCAGCGTCAGTAGGTGCATCCGCCATCGGGGCACCGGGCGCTAGCGGCTTCATCAAGGAACCGTTTACCGGTGCATGGCAGAAAAACCAATCGCTCGCCACACGTGACGGGATGCTTGCAAGCTCCGCCGTTTTCTCTTGCGTTGACCTGATCTCATCCGACGTGTCAAAGCTCCGCATTAAATACGTGAAACTCACGGATGGCGTGTGGCAAGAGTCTAGCGCTCCCCGATATACCAACGTTCTGCGCAAGCCGAACCATTACCAGACCCGCGCACAATTTATTAAGGCGTGGGTCGGTAGCAAATTGTCCTATGGCAATACTTACGTCCTACTCGGTCGAAATAGTCTTGGTAGCATCGTGTCGATGGACATCCTCAATCCTAAGCACGTGGTCCCGCTCGTCGCGCCGGATAGTTCAATTTTCTATCAAATCACGATGTCGCCGCTCCAAGTCACGCCGATGGAAACGATTGTAGTTCCGGCGCGAGACATCATCCATGATCGGGGCATTACCTCCTGGCATCCGCTGGTCGGCATGACGCCAATTGCAGCGTGCGCCGCTGCGGCCACACTCGGAAACAGTATCGCTACCAATAGCGCGGCTTTCTTTTCAAACGCTGCCCGCCCGTCCGTATTCATGTCCGCCCCTGCGGCAATCTCAAATGAAACCGCCGCCCGCCTCAAGGCGCAAACGGAGAGTGGCTACACCGGGGCAGGCGTCGGCAAAGTCATGGTAGGCGGCGATGGCCTCACGCTTACGCACATGACCATGACCGGCGCGGACGCTCAGACTATCGAACAATTGAAGTGGACCGCTGAGGATGTAGCGCGCTGCTTTCATGTGCCCGGCCATAAGATCGGACTCGATACCGGCGCTCGCACAGCCGCCAATTCCGCTATTTATGAGGCTATGTATTACTCGGACTGTCTACAGGCATATCTTGAGAATATCGAGCTACTACTAGATGACAGCTTCGACATTACGGACGGTGCGGGCTTCGAGTTCGACACGACCGGCTTGATGCGTATGGATGAGTCAGCGCGCCACGCCGCGAATGCGCAGGCAGTCGGTGCCGGGTATATGAAGCCAAATGAAGCTAGAGCGACCGTGGGCCTTCCCCCTGTCATTGGCGGCGACACGCCATATCTACAACAGCAAAACTACTCGCTGGCCGCGCTCTCCCGCCGCGACACCCAGCCCGCCCCTAGCTCAACGGCACCACCTGAGCAAGAAGATGCACAAGAAAGCAACGAGGACAGTAGCGGCTCTGCCGATTCACCAACACAAGCCGAGGGAGTAGACAACGGGAATGAATGACCTAGTTACGTTGGTCCAGGCCAAGGCCCAACTTCGCATAGTCGATACGGATTCAGACGCAGAGCTAGCCGACATGATTACGGCGGCGAGCACAATTATTGTGGGCTATCTAAAAACACCAGCCGCTGCCGCATATACGGCGTCAACCGTACCAGCAAACATCCGCCACGCCGCCCTGCTCGTCCTGGCTTCGCTCTACGAGGATCGTGAAGGCGACACAGACCCAATCGGTCCCGCAGTGCAATCGATCCTAATGCGTGACCGTGACCCGGCTCTTGCATGAGGCAAGGCGTACCTCACCGCACAGGCGGGCTCCGTGCCGGCCCCCTCAATAGAAAAATCTCCCTACAACGCAAGTCATCCGGCAAAGACGACCTCGGCCAGCCAACGGACGTATGGACTGAGTTCGCCTCCGTGTGGGGAGCCGTCCTGCAACTGTCGGGCAAGGAAAAAATTACGGGCGGGACAAAGGTAGATACCGGATCGGCAAGTATCCGAATTCGCTACCGCACAGACATTACCAGTGCCGACCGCGCACTTTCCCAGGGTGTCATTTTCAATATCTCATCAGTCCTGCCTAACGTGTCCTCACGTGAATTCACGGACCTAGCCTGTACGGAAAACGCCAACGATGGATAAACACAGAAGCGAATACCTCGACCCACCGCTACCCCATTCCGGCACAGGTGCGGAACTCTTGGAATATGTGCGCTTGGCACTAAACCTCCCCCAGTCGCTTGTATCGCTGGATTTAGCTTTCAGGGTGAATGAGCCACTACACATCAAAGCGGAGTTCAATGCGACACATGGCCGATGACGGCTGAGGCTATCGCATATGCGGCTCTCAAAGGGCTTGCATCAGGCTCAGTTTTCCCTGACGTTGCACCCGCCAAAACAGCACCGCCCTGGATCACGTATCAAGCAGTCGGCGGTCAAGATTTTACCGACCTATCCGGTAGCCCCCCGGAAACGCTCAATCAGCGTATGCAAGTCACTGCGTGGTCCAAGACCCGCGCCCAAGCCTCCGCGCTCATACAGCAAGCCCGCATCGCACTCGTCAGCCCCGGTGTCCTCGCCGTCCCTATCGGCGCACCGGATAGCGTCTTCGAAGACGCAACGATGCTGTACGGCTCCCGGCTGGACTTCTCAATCAACTATAAGGCTTAAATGACCGCAATCGTCGCGCAAGGGACAACCCTTGCCTATAACACCGGCCCGGCCGCCACGCCCGCATTTTCTCCGATTCCCGGCATCAGCGAAATTTCAGGTTTCAATGGCGCCGCGAACGTCATCGATACGACCGACCTCAATAGCAAGGCTAAAGAAAAGAAACTCGGCTTACAGGATTGGGGGCAGCTCTCTCTTTCGCTGCATACCGACTTAAAGCAAGTCGCCCACTCGGCACTGCTC